AGTGCTTTACCATCATACGATTCTGGCACTGTCGTCCCTCGCGAATCAGGTGTTTCATTGTATATAAAAGACTTTTTTGGTTCTTGATCTATAAGAGTATCAATAGATTTAAAAAAGAATCCATTGTAAGTTTCAAAGAAAAAATATCCAGCACTCTCTCCTAACTTTTGTGTGGTGTCTGACACTGCTTGAGTAGAAAACTTATTCAACCAGAAAAAAGGATGTTTGTTATTTGGAATTTTGTTGCAAGAGTTTGTAGTTGTTTCTATATCCAGTTTCTTTTTAGTGCCAAGACCTTTAAAGTTACCTTCAGTTAAAATACGATTTACAGAGTCAGATATTTTACCATCAAATCTACTAGTGAGATTGACTTTTGTATTCATTATATCTTCAGCAGATACAAGAGTCAGTCCAATCATCTCCTTTCTAGTATCTTCAGATATTGGAGTTGATTTCTTTACATATAATTCATTGTTTTTCTTTGTGCTGAAATCAAGAATATTTTTGTTATTATCCTCAATCTTTAAAGAAACCATCTCCTCACCAACAATTGGAAGACCTGATCTAGCAGTCTTTCCATCAATAGTATCACCAGAGTCAGAATACATTACAGTTGCTTTGACAGTATTATCCATGATACTCTCATAATATCTCAACTCAATAAATCCAAGCAAAAGACTTACACTTTTACCATCTTTATTTGAAGCAATTGTTAAGTCTTTTATAAAACCTGCTTCTGCTGCTTTTCCTACGTTTGCTGTCATTTGATATTACCTCTACACTATTTAACCTTGGAACTCAAGGAATTCAAACGGATCATCAGAACTTGTAGCAGAAAATGATCCCATCATAGCAGGTTCGGGTTGTTGATAATTAGATTGTTGTTGGGGCATAGGGATTGGAATGTTAATCATCTGCTCACCACCCTCATATGAAGCACGTTGTTCAATCGATTTCATATTATATTTTCCTCCAACATATCCACCACCCTCATACGCTATGTGAACGTGATCATCGTGACCACCAGATGGATCATTTCCAGCATGAATCAATTCAACAGGATTTACTCCATTTTTCTGGTTAAATTTCTTTATTGCCTCTAGAATTTTTGGTTGCTCATGAGGATATACTCCAATATCAATAGCACGATCATAATTATGATAAGAATTATAGGATCTCTTAAATGATCCACCAAAATCTGGGTGCTCAGTAACTGCTTGGAAATCTCTAGGAGAACTTAATTCTTTATATAAGAATCTACCAAGATTACCAGAAATTTTTGTGCCTTCGCTATCCTCTCTAGAATCTCCTGATACAGTGCCTATATTCACACTCGCTGCTGATGCAGGTTTGTCTGATGCAGCAGGTGCCGCAGAACCATCAGTCGCATCGCTTGTTGTAGATGCAATCTGTGATGCCGATTTTTGTTCTACATCTTTTCCTTGGAATTTTGCGACAATGGTGCCAAGGTCAGGTAGTTTAGATGCCATCGCATCTAAGTTAGATTTTAGACCTCCCAGTCCTAAAGACTTAATCGCTGTCTCCTCACCCTCCTGAATCAGGGGAACAAAATCTCTCGCAAACATATATGCATCAATACCCATGGAAATTGGTGGACCAGCGGCAAAACCAAACAATCCTGAGATGTCAAAACCAGCAGAAAGTAACTCTAATAATGCACCAAAGGTATCACCACCTGCAAGTCTATCATATGCAAATAGTAAATTAAATAAACCACCAACAATAGGGAGTGCCTTTGATCCTACTTTTTTAAGGATACCTGCGGTATCACCGATACCACTAATACCTTTTTTCTTTAAGACTTGTAAGACATTATCAAACCCAGGTATCTTTTTCAATATTCCAGTAACTTTGTCACCAATCTTTTTTGCCTTATCAATAACTGGATCAAGAAAAGGTTTAAGTGGTTCAACAATTTTTTGAACAATAGCATTCTGTGCAGACTTTGCCATGTTTCCAATGGCACCTTTCACACTTTCCATGGCAGATCCAAACTTTCCTTTCAGGGTATTACCAAGACCAGCAACTCTATCAAATGCTGCTCTGGCACCCTTTGAAACATTTTGATATTGTTCACCAAGGAAGTTTCCAAGTTTACCAAGGTTGCCACCAGAAATTTTATTGAGTCCTCCACCAATTGCCTTAAGACCACTTTTGCCTATATCAACAGCAGACTGTCCTGCTTTTGCAAGACCCTCACCTGCTTTTTGAAAACCTTCTCCAATTCTACCAAAGAAACCTTTAGGTTTTGGTTTTGGTTTTACCTTTTTTGCTTGCTTCAGCGCATCAGTAGCACCGGCACCACCCTGTCTTGCCTTATTATATGCTTTGATCTGGTCATCATCCAGACCCATCTTTTTCAGTTTTTTATCAGCCGCAGAGGGAGGTTTAGGTCTTGTTTTAGATTTTGGTTTGACTTTTGGATCTTTCTGCGGTATAGCACCAGCAAGAAGAGAAATTGCAAGACCAACTGAAAAGACAGTATTTAATACCTTATTAAGTGTGCCCGAGAGATTGTCAAATTGTTCTTGTGCTCCCTCGCCAAAATTATCACCTATAGATTTTCTAAATCCATCATAAAAATCATATGCTTTGTCAATGAATGTGACTAAACCATCTAATATCTTACCACCTACATTTAATACAAAGTCTCCTATCTTACCAAGCACTGGCAAGATGCCACTTTTTGCAAGAGTGTCTGCAAAATCAATGAGTTTCATCACCAACATGCCCATCAGCACAGTGCCAATGAACTTAAAGATGCCATCAAGTAAACCAGTCTTGGGCATCTTCAAACCCTTTAGATTCATGGGTTTTTTATCAATCTTTGGTTTTTCTAATTTTGTTTCTTGCTCTGCTTTTCTCTCATCACTTTCTTGTTTCTTTCTTTTTTTAATTTCCTCTCTTTTTGCAGCAAGAGTTCCTTTGTAAAACTCATCAATCTGTTTGACGTTTGCTCTTATAGTCTCAAGTATACCAACAATTCCAGAACCTGTTCCTGTTTTTATCTCGGGTGATTTTTTTACTGGAACAAGTGCTGAAGATGGAACAGATACCACCTTTGATTTAATTATTGCACCGCCACCACTACCACCAGATCCACCTCCAGGTGCTATCATTTCTGGTTTTATTTTTTTCTTTCCCCCACCAATTGCTTTTTTAGCAGCACCCTTAACTAAACTACCTCCAACTGCTCTTGCTAGTAATGGTAATGCCATTATCTAACCACTCCTAGAATTTTAGATTTGTTAGGATCACCAAATCCAGCATCAAAATTAGGGAGATCCGATCCAGATGAATCACTAGAACCTTTACTACCCGATGAGGGTGTAGGAATCAAATTGATTTGTGGTTGCATCGGCATGGGTGGTCCAACCTGCGGAGTTTCTTTTGATCTCATTCCTATCTTAGCTGGAGTTGAATTACTATCAGTTTTAGCTACCAATTGATCAAGTTTTCCAGGACCACCAAGATTATTGACTGTATCAGCAGGCAACATATACTCGCCAGGTTGTGCCTTAATCAACTGTCGGTCAGCAGTAGCACCCTTTACATTTTGACCTGATGATTCTTTTACTTCACCACTACTTCTCTTCATGTCTGCCAGGACTGCTTCCCTCATTTCAGGAGGTAGAGCCATGACTCTCTTCATGTTTTCTTCTTGACTGTTGCTGTCTACAACAGTTCCACCCATTGATTTAACAAAAGATTTGGGATCATTTATAGCACCCTGTGCTTTATCAAACATCCCACCAAACATACTCTTTGCTCCTGAGAGCATATGGTTCAATACACCTTTAGCACCACCTTCTTTTGCTGCGCCAAGCATACCTTGAACTTTATTAAATTGATTTGCAGATATTTTTTTACCATCTTTAGAGTACTGCATAGCAGCAGGTTTAGCACCACCTGCTCTTTGAGCGTCCATTCTTTCAAGGATTGCTCTGGTTGCAGGAGGTAAATTCTCTCTACCAACTACTTTACCAGTTGGTTTTGGCATCGTCTTAGGTGCAACTGCTCCAGATGGAGATGAGGTAGAGTATATTTTTTCAAGTTTTTCTTTTAACTTTGCTTGGTATGCACCTTGCCCATGTTTTGCATCATAAGCAGCGATTTTCTCTGGGTTTGTTGACTTCATCAAGTCACCCAATCTGCTCTCAGCAGTATCATTGAGATTTAAATCTCCACCTGATACTTTATCTCTCTGTGCCATCTCTCTGGTCAGTTTGGGAGACATCTTCTCTTGCCCAGCATCACCAACCATGCCACCACCAGCAGCATAAGTTATTCCGTCCATTCTCTGGGGGAGATTAGTGCCACCACCAGCAGCGTTCATAGAACCAAGCATTCCAGAACCATATTTCTGCACGGCACCTCTGCTCATGACAAATTCACCAGGTGCCAACATAGCAGGCACGGTGTCTTTATTTGGTCCTCCACCAGGAACCATACCACCATTCATCATCTGTTTAGGTGCTGGATCATCTTTTGTAAGATCTACATCATCCTCACCACCATCCATCATCCTACCAGCTAAACCAGCAGCACCAACTGCTAGTCCAGCTATTCTTCCCATCGGAGACTTTAAAAATCTCAATAAACCAGGAAGTAATCCAAGAAGTTTTGGTACAAACTTAAATACAATACCTACAATTGACTTTAATAACCCACCCAGTCCTGTGCCGAATAAAAGAACTGCTGTGACAATCGTTGGCCACCAGTCTTTAAAAAATCTAAGAAGACTTTGAAGTTTCTTTTGATTTTCTGGGTTTCCTAACCAATCAAGGATGCCCATTAATACTCTACCAAGTATAATAGTTTTGATAAAGTTAAATAACTTTTCGAGTGGTCCTTTAACTGGTTGTATTAATTTACTTCCTAGATTTTTAAGTCCCTCAAATCTTTTCTTCTCTAATTTGTTTTCTGCACCAGTTCTTTTTTTTCTTTCTCCACTCTTCCTCTCATCTTCAGATAATTTTTTAGATATATTATTACTTGCCTTCAAAGAATACAAGATGGACTTAACTGACTCAGAGATGTCAGTTAAAATCTTGATGATAGACTCTTGTTCAGGTCCAGTCTCCTCTGCTACTTGAGGTTCAGCAGTGCCTGGTAAGAGTTTTTGAGGATTAATATTTGTTGTTTTCCCAGTCAGTTTAGGTGCAGACTTTAACGAACCAGCAGATATCTTTGTCGTCTTTGCTTGTGGTTTTCTTTTTCCTTTTCTAATCTTTATAACTTCTTCTCTAAGAGCAGCACTTCTTTCATCACCCTTACCCTTTGTTTTAAACTCAATGGTGGCAATCGCCTCCATCAAGGCACCAAGATAATCCTGTTCGGATAAATCGTCAAGATCTATACCTAACTCAAGAAGTATATCAATAGGATCAAGGGTTTTAGATGCCATTACCTGTTAGCGTTCGCTTGTTGTTGTTTTAACTTTTCATCCTCAAGATGTTGTTGAAGCAAACCAACATAGATGTCTCGTTCCCATGGAATGAGATTCTCAATCTCCGTCAATGAGTATTTATGATACTGCATCAAGGAAAAGTTAAGACGGTAGTAACCCTCCAAACTCATATGAGAGAGGGCTACGCGAAAAAACTTGCTAATCCCTCAAGCACCACCTCACTCTCAACTTTGGTTTTTGGATTCGTAACCTTTATTGTATGAGATAGTTTAGGCATAGTCTCAAAGAATTTTTCAATGTCTTTAAACTGTGCCGAATTCATCTGCTCAAGAAATTCCTTAATTTCTTTTTTTGTGCAGTCCTCTGCTGCCCATACTTCATCTTCACTAAAAATATTATTGACGCATGATGCAATTAAATTAAACGATTGATCCATTGAATTTTCATCATTGAAATCAAAGTTATTTTTAATAAATTCATCAAGTGATGGATACTTCATTTCCATCATCAGCGTGTCATCAAGTTTAATTTTATTAGTATGGTCATCACTTTTTTGAACTTGTATATCATCCAAGTCAATAGTCACAGGAACTTGAGTTGCCTCATCATCTGGACAAATTACATTGACCTCAATTTCCTCTCCTACAGACTTACCACGAATATTGAGAAACAGATATTCAATATCAAAAGTAGGGAGTGCCTCTACTTTGATACCCTTCGTCAGGATACAGTTTTTGATTACAGTCTTGATTGCATTTGTAATCTGTTTATTATCTTCACTCTCTAGAGCAATAACCAAAACTTTCTCTTCTTTAACAAGAAAGGGTCTATAATTAATCTCTTGTCCTGTAGATGGCAACTCAAGTGCGTAAGTTGGGGCAGCAATTTTTGGTAAAGGCATAATATCCTATAGTTCTTTCAGTATGATTATTTATTGTGGTTTTTAAGTAGTATCTCCTCTAGCAAACGCTTCAAGTTCTCTTTTGTATGTATCAGTGACCCTATCGCCTACCTTTCCTCTTTTAGCGACATCATCATCTGAGTTGAGAAGAGATGCATTAGATTGTTTTTCACTTTGTTTTTTCAAAGCGGGCGTGGTTTTTGATCCTGGTGATTGTTGAGAGTCAGCAGGAGAACCAATCTCGTTCACAACATATCTTAAATAACTGAACGAAACGGTGCATTTTAAAAGATCAGATGACTCATAAGAGATTGGCATCGCTGATATTGAGAAAGGGTATGAATTAACAAAAGTATATTCAAGAATAGAACTCGATTTGTCAAAATCTCTCTCAAATTTTCTAACTTTTAATCCAGAGGATGATACATATTCATCACTATATCTTACACGATATGAATAATCTTGACTAATAGGATCAGCACTATCAACCCCATCTTGCAACATAATAGCATCAATCCACTTTTCAAAGAAGCGAATAGTCATATATTTTTCAGCATCAACAAAAAATTCTAAGTCAATTCTATCATCATAAACTCTTCTATACGCATGTCTCTGAGTGACACCATGAAAAGTATTATTGAGTTCAAGGGTCGCAAGATTTGAACCAGGCAAACTCGCATTAGAACAACGAAGATTAAGATTATCTTGTCCTTGACCGATAAAAGCACTTAATCCTAAATCACCTTGAGGGAAAGGTATTTCCACCTCAAAGAATGAAGTTAGAGCGGGTCTTAGTAGACTCTCTTTTATTTTTGATACTGACCTTATCTTAGGCATTTATAAATAATTTTTACCTTATATATTATGTATGCCGGAAAGTATCAAAAGTAAATACAAACCTTCATACCCTAGAAAATATAAGGGTAATCCAAACAATATTATATGTCGTAGTAGTTGGGAACGCAAGTTTTGTAAGTGGTGTGACCTGAATGAGAATATAATTGAGTGGGGAAGTGAGGAGTTTTGGATTCCTTACTTATCTCCTGTTGATAGAAGAGTGCATCGATATTTTCCCGACTTCATAATAAAGGTAAAAGAAAACGCAGGTCAAATTAAAACCTACGTGATTGAAGTGAAACCAAAAAGACAAACCATGGAACCCAAGAAAAAATCAAGGGTAACAAAATCATACATCTATGAATGTAAAACATATGCTGTCAATCAAGCAAAGTGGAAAGCAGCAACTGAATTCTGTGAAGATAGAAGAATTGAATTTAAGATTATAACAGAAGACGAACTAGGTATCAAATGAATCGTATCGAACCAGTAAGGCAAGACATTCAATCTGAATCTAGTGTTGATGATAGAATGACATTGATAATGTATGCATTGAATGATACTGTAACACCAATTCCTGAAGAAGGAAACATCTGCACTTTTAAATATTTTGCGAAGACTCCTAATATTGAATACGATCAACATCCTCTGGTAGCAGTTACTGATTTATTTGAATGGGGATTTCGTGGAATAAATTTTCACCATCAAGACTATAGGAATTATACGTGGCAAGAATTAGGAACACAGGTTTATATTGTTCGACAAGATGAACTTGATGACTTACTGTCCCTAACATATGGAAAATTTGTGCTAAATAAATAAAAACCATATCTAATGGCTGAGTTTAAGGCTGGCACAAGAGAGCAAGTAAAAAATGGACAAGCACAATATGTTGCTGGCGATATTGTTGCGAAAGATGCGAAAATGAATGTTGGTGGCACAAAAGGTGCCATGGGAACTACAACTGGTGGTGAGTTTGTTAGATCTAAATCTGTGACAGTGGTCACTGGTAGAACTGATTCCGGTAAAATTAGTAGTTCAAAAACAATACTATATGTTGAAAAGAACGGAAGTTTCCAACCAGCAGCAGTAAAGAAAGATGGTGAGTGGTCATACTCAGATTCTGATTATCCACTAATGCAGGGAGTTGCCAGCACAGAGGTGCAGTCAGCACTTGCTAATAAGAATTCTGATTTAAATAAAGTAACTAATAATGGTATCTCGGCAGAGTTGGGCAAAAGACAAGATGTGCTTCCTGAAGATCGCGACACAATACTTGGAGCAAAACAAAATTACTCAACGGAGGCTGACGAACCAAGTGGATTAGTAGGGAGACCTCTCAACACAGAGACTGTTCCAATAGAGGACCTTCCCAAAAGTCAGGGTGGGGGAAAACCTGATAATAGTGCAAAAAAAGGAACTAGAAATAAATTTGGCAATCTCAAATATCCCCTGACCATTGGAAGCACCAATATGGATGTGATCAAGTTTAGTATGCTTGAATTTTCACCTAAAAAAATTACAAAGAAAGGAGGAGGAGTTGGTGCATTAAGTGATAGAGCAGTCGTTGGGAAAGATAGAAAAGCAATTGGCACCGTGGTTCTCCCAATCCCAGGTGCAATCACAGACCAGAATGTTGCTGAATGGGGTGACGGTAGAATAAACCCGCTTCAACTTGCAGGATTAGAAGTTGCCGGTGCTGCTTTAGCAAAGGGAGGAGGTCTTGGTGATGCTGGAAAGACTGTTGGTAGTCAATTGGAAAAATTGTCTGGTACTGCGAGTAAGGCTAAAGAGGCACTCGCTGGTGTCATATCTGCATCTGCAGTTGGTATCTCTGCTGACGAAGTGCTCGCAAGAACTCAAGGTGCTGTGGTCAATCCTAACCTTGAACTTCTTTTTAAGGGACCATCTCTTAGACCATTCAACTTTTCTTTCCAGATGGGAGCAAGAAATGAGCAGGAAAGTCTTGAGATTATGAAAATTTTAAGGTTCTTTAAACAAGGTGGATCTCCTCAAAGAACATCAGCACAATATCTAGTTAAAGCACCTCACACTTTCCAAATTGAATACCTACATAGAAGTGAGGATGGTGCCCAAAATAAATATTTGAATAAGATAAAAGAATGTGCCTTGTTAAGTGTGGGTGTAAACTATACACCAAACAATAATTATGCAACATTTAAAAATGGAGCACCAGTGGCAGTGGAATTATCATTATCTTTTAAAGAACTTGATCCAGTCTTTAATGATGAATACGGTGATGGTGATGGAGATGTAGGATTCTAAAATGTCAAATTACTTTTCAGAAGTTCCAGATTTTGAATACGTCAGTAGACTTCCTGACGCTAAAATTTCTGATTATATCACTGTTAAAAATCTCTTTAGAAGAGGATTCTTAAGGGAGGATATCTTTCAGGATCTTACTTTCTTCACGAAATATCAGATTCAGGGCGATGACCGTCCTGACAATGTAGCGTTTGAAATCTATCAAGATTCATCTCTTGATTGGTTAGTTCTAATGGCAAATAATGTTATTAACATTCAAAATGAATGGCCAATATCTAATAGCGTATTTGACGAACTAATGACTGATAAGTATGAAAGTTATGAAAATTTGATAGGTGGTATTCACCATTATGAAACAATTGAAGTGAAAGATGCTAGTGGTGTTGTGATTGTAAGGGCAGGACTTCAAGTAGAATCAACATACTCTGTGACCTTTTTTGATGAAAGAGCAAACGAACTAAAAACAATTACTCCAACAATACCTGTAACAAACTATGAGTATGAGCAAAAAATAAACGAAGGAAAAAGAAATATCTATCTATTAAAACCAAAATATATCCAGGTATTTCGTGATGTTCTAGAAGAGCGCATGGCATACGTAGAAGGTTCTTCTCACTATGTAAGTAAAACCGTCAAA